ATGTCCGCAGAACAACAACTGGCGATCCTGCCAGCCAAAGAAGTAGCCCTGGCAGTATTCAGCGCCCCTAACGGCCTGGACCCATACCTTCAGAGCGTCCGTGAAGAAATCGACAAGTTCAACGCCTCGGCACCTGACGTGAAAACCAAAAAGGGCCAAGACGCGTATCGCTCGATTGCTTACAGCCTGGCGGGATCAAAAACGAAACTCGACAGCCTGGGCAAAGAGCTCGTCGCAGAACTGAAGGATGTACCGAAAAAGATCGACGCCGAGCGCAAGCGCGTTCGTGAGCTGCTGAGCACGTGGCAAGAGGAAGTTCGCAAGCCGCTGACTGACTGGGAAGTCGCCGAGCAGGCTCGCAAGGATCGGCACGTCGATGCCGTACAGGCAATTGCGGATTTTGCCTTGGATCTGTCGGACGTCACCGCCGCGGAACTGCTTGAGTCTATCGCCTCGGTTGAGGCGGTGAAGATGGGCGAGCACTGGGAAGAGTTCGAGGCTGATGCTGCCCGCACCAAGGATCAGGTTCTGGACAAGTTGCGCACCACCCTCGCCGCCCGCCAGAAATATGAAACCGAACAGGCGGAACTGGTCAGGCTGCGCGCCGAAACAGAAGCGCAGGCCCAGCGCGAACGTGACGCCCAAATCGCTCGGGAAGCTGAGGAGCGCGCCCGCCGCGAAGCCGAGCAGCGTGCACAGGCAGAGCGTGATGCCGCAGCCAAGCGTGAAGCCGAAGCAAAAGCCGCCGCTGATCGCCGCGAGCTGGAGTTGAAGTTGGCTGCTGAGCAATCGGAGCGAGCCGCCGCCCAGGCAGCGCGGGACAAGATCGAATCGGAGCAGCGCGCCGCGCAACAGAAGATCGAAGACGAGCAGCGACATAAGCAAGCGATGGCTCAGGCCGAAGCAGATCGAGTAGCTGCTGAGCAGCGTGCAGAACAAGAGCGCATTGACTCGGAGCGCCGCCAAGCTGAAGCCGCTGAGCGAGCGAGACTCGCAGAGATCGCCCGGGCAAATGCCGCTGCCGACGAGATCAACCGCCAAGCCGCCGCGCGGGAAGCGGACAAGGCGCACAAAGCAAAGATCAACCGCGCCGCGCTGGACGCATTTATCGCCGGCGGTATGCCCGTGGAGTGCGCGAAACAGGCAGTCACCTTGATTGCTCAGCGCAAGATTCCAGCCATCGCCATCACTTACTGAGGTCGTCATGAACGAGATCATTCAAATGCCGGCACGCGAAAGCGCCGGCCTTACTGCCGCCGAGGTTCACCGCTTCTCGGCCGTAGAGATTCGCCAGCGCGTTAACCTGGTGCAGGAAGTGATGCAGGGCATCATGAAGCGGGAAACGCACTACGGCACCATCCCAGGAACCCAGAAACCAACCCTATACAAGCCGGGTGCTGAAGTGCTTTGTGTGACCTTCCGGGTTGCGCAGGAATACCGAATTGAAGATCTGTCCGGCCCAGGTGTAGCGCGCTACCGGGTCACTTGTGTTGGTCGCCATCAGATGACTGGCGTCGCCCTCGGCGAAGGCGTAGGGGAATGCTCGTCCAGCGAAGAGAAGTACAAGTGGCGCGGCGTCATCTGCAAAGCGGAATTGGACGCCACTCCGGAGAATCTGCGCCGGAAGAAATACTACAAAAACGGCAATACGGCCGACCAGATCCGCACCGAACCAGCAGACCTGGCCAACACCATCCTCAAGATGGCCTGCAAGCGGGCCATGATCGCCATGACGCTCAACGTCACTGCGGCATCGGACATCTTCACGCAGGACATCGAAGATCTACCCGAGGAGCTGCGGCCACAGGAGCAGGCTCAGGCGCAAAGCCAGAAGGCCGCACAAGTCCCCCATGATCCTGCCCTGTCCGCTTACTGGATTACCCAGGCCGAAGCTGCAATCACGCCCGACGCACTGACAGAAGTTTGGAAGGCCGGGGTGGCTGTCATCAATGACGCCAAGGACACAACAGCCTACGACCTGTTCAAGGCCGCGGTGGTGGCGTGCGGAGTGAAGCTCAAGGCCACCGAAGAGGCCAAGCCGGAAAGCGAGGACGTCGCAGACCAGCAGCCCGAACCACCAGCCGACGAAGAAGTTGAATTTGAGGAGGTCCCAGAATGATCATCGTGAATTGCGCGCAGGGGTCGGAAGAGTGGCACCAGGAGCGAGCCGGAGTTATCACCGCCAGCATGTTTGGCGATGCTCGAGCCAAACTGAAGTCAGGCCCGAACAAGGGCGAGCCAACCGCCAAGGCTCAGGATTACGCCTTCCGGCTGGCTGTAGAGCGAATCAGCGGCAAGCCGTTGGATGGTGGCTTTGAAACCTGGCAAATGCGCCGGGGGCATGAGCTGGAGCCCCAGGCTCGCATGGAGCATGAAGCTCAAACTGGTTTGATTGTCACCCAGGTCGGACTGGTCAAAACCGACGACGGCGCATTTGGCGCCAGTGCGGATGGCTTCATCGGCGAAGATGGCGGCTCGGAGTACAAGTGCTTCCTCGCCCCTGAAAAACTTCGATCGTTCCACATCGACAATGACGCCAGCGAGATCATGGACCAGGTACAGGGGTGCATGTGGATCACCGGTCGCAAGTGGTGGCACATCGGGATGTACTGCCCTGCCCTTGAATCGGTCGGACGACAGTTGTGGTGGCAGGAATTCAAGCGCGACGACAACTACATCGACAAGCTTGAGGAGGAGCTTTGGGAGTTCAAGCTGTTGGTGGACGGATATGAGGAGAAACTGCGGAGCAAAGCAGCATGATCAGCATCCTACAGAACGAAGTAGAACGCCTTCGGCCGGCATCCGAAGATATCGCTGCCAGGACTGCACTGTTCCTGGCGACGGGCGGAAGGATCGAAGAAGGCCCGGCCAGCGGGTACGTCCCCAAGCCAATCACCTACAAAACACAGATGCCGCCCGCGCCAAAACCTTTCGTTCGGCGCAGGGTTGAAGCAGCTCCCCTGCCCCTGGACAGGGAAGATGTTCGGGAGCAGGCCAGGCTAAAGCTGGTGGAGCACATGCGCCAACTGAGCGCCACGCACACCCAGACAGAGGCCGCCGCCGCTCTTGGCATCAGTCGCCGCAACGTCTACAAGCACGCCACCATGAACGACATCACGTTCAAGAAGCCGGAACGAGGCGGTGCGAACAACAACTACCGCCGAGACCAAATGGGCGAGCGCGACGCGAAGTACGCCGAGCGCATCCGTGCATTCCTGGAGCTTGGAATCACACGGCGCCAGTGCTGCGGAAAGCTCGCCATCAACAATAAGGCCTTTGAGCGGATCATCGCGGCCCACGGCATCGACTATCCAAAGGCCCGGCGTGGAAGCACCTCATGCGCCGCATAGCCCGCACCCAGCAACGCAAACGTCAAACCTGGCTCGCACTGCCCGCCAGCGGAATAGAAGAGGTAGGCCATGGCCAAGACTGTGCAGGAGCGCTCGGCGAAAACCGCCAGGAAGCGCGTGGCACTTGCCGAAGAGGAATTGAGGCTCAGGGTTCGCCCCGGCACCCGACAGGCACTGGCCGACCTGATGGAGTGGTCAGGCATTACTGAGCAGGGCGAGGCGATGACGCTGATGATTCATCACCTGCACGCGATGGGCGCCGCGAAGTGCCAGCCGCTACTGAATCCGCCGCGCCACGAAATCGAGATATCGCAAAACGTGGCGAGGGAATTCCGCAACAAAAGCCTTCTCGCCATCCAGAAAGACCCGGGCGACGAGATCATCGAACCCGCATAACCCCCCCTACTCGCTGCATCCGGTAACCGGAGGGCGGCGCCTGACTGGAGATAATCCATGAGCAACTACATGTACAAGACCACCGCCCCAGCTGTGGTTGCCGCGGTAAAAGCCTGGGAAACCAAGCGCAAAGAGTGGGACGCCCAGCGCGCCAAACTTGGCCAGGTGTTCGGTGGTGCGGCCTCGCCGATGCGATCAGGTAGTCGAAGCTACGTCGGCGGGGTGAAGATCAGTGCCAGCCGGGATTTGGATGTGCACTGGTGCCGCCCCGACCAGTACGACTACCGCGCCCTGCGCTCCAGCGCCAAGCCGGCGAAAGGAACACCAAAGGAAGCGCGCGCCGCCCAGGTCGTCGAGCATGAGCGCCTTTCGGCACTGTGGAAGGAGCATTGCCCGGCCAGCATCGACATGGACGAGGCCTGGGAGGCGATTGGCCTGAACCCGGGCGCACTGTGGATGTTCGGCGGTGTGTTCTTCGAGCTGGATGGGGTCGTGTACCTGAACCTCGGCATCAGGCTTGAGGATGGGCACGAGAGCATCGAGGGTGCCGCCGAGATCCTGGGAAGCGAATTTGAAGCCGCACGCCAGCAAGTGCTGGGACAACGCCAGGCCGCCTGATCCGGCTCCATGCCGGTCACCCGTAATACCCCATATCACTGAACAGCGCCAGACGTACGCCGCCTAACTCCCCCACTCCACCGCCCGGGCATGGCCCGGCAAGGAAACAGCTGTGTCCGAAGTAAAGCGTTACCACCTAACCGAAACAGGGCTTGTAGAGGGTGAATCACTGGGGAGGCTCAGTGTTGTGCTGGCGGCTGACTTCGACCGCGTAACCGCCGAGCGTGACGCGGCTCTGGCTGAGCTTGGGCGCTATCAGTCACTTTTCAATCAGGCGCAGAAGGCAATCGACCGCCTGAACGAACTTCATCGTAAGCGCATGGCTGAAATTGGACAGCGCCTGACCGCATCGGATGAGCGGGCGGATGTGCTGGAGGGGTTGATTGGCGAAGTGCTAGACGCTGTGGGGCGTGAGCCCCTGGACTTGGACGCTGTACTGAGGTTGCGTGCCCGTATGCGCGCCGCACTCAAGCCAGCAGAGGCACCGCGCAACCAGTGCGACGGATGTCAGGCCGGCATCCCACTGATCAACGGAACACACAGAATGGGCCGTGAAGGTGGATACCCGGACTTCATGGGATGCAGTGCCAAGCTGTACAAGCCAGCAGAGGGTGGTGGCGATGTTGCACGACTCGCACTTCGCCCTGAAAACCAGCGCATCACACCGGCCCGCTTCAAGTGCCTGGCATGCGGAGAGTATCACGAAGGCTCCGGCAATCTACCGTGCCCAAGCATGTCGCCTTACTCGAGGATTGAGCAATGAAATCCCAACTCCCCACCTACTGCTGGTGCCTGCTGGCACTGGCACAACTGATTTGCTGAAACCTCTGTAACCCCTCCCCATTCAAAGTCAGCCGCTATAGCGGCAAGGACGAACTCGCCCATGAAAAGAACAGTCGTGCTAACCGGCAAGGCAGTCGTGAACTTCCGAAAGGTCATTGAGAACGTCGATGACGACGAGATGGAGGAGCTGCTGGCAAGCAATGACCACCGTGAATCGCAGATTGACGACGATGATCTGCTCGATATCGAGTGGATCCATGACGAAGTGGATATCAAGGTGACGCCATGATCGCCACCCTCTGGTTCGCCTACCGGCCCACATTGAGGCTCAGGCGATCTTACTTATCTCACACGGAGCGTCACGCTTCGGATGCTTGGCTATGCAAAGAAGGTATGAGCGCCAAGCCTTGAATGCTAACTGCTGCCTATCAAAAGCTGCCTGCCATTGCTCACCGCCGACAAGCTCGATGGGAATGGACATCATTAGCTCAGTCGCAAGATCGAGTTCTTGGACGAGCTCGCGCCCATTGGGCATATCAACAATTAGAGATCGCATAGCTGCCTATCTTTTTTTGGTAACTGATCGACCATCTAACTCATTGATAGTGCTTGGAATCCGACCAATTGGGGCGACATAAATACGGTTTTGTGAACCAGCACTACTTTTCGCGGGCATAAGGAAAGCTTCCCCACCTTATGCCTGCCGCAGACGCCTTAGGGTAATTGGCTGTCAATCCAACGCTCAGCGCTAGCCATTGCTTCGTAAAGGGCGGCTGGGTAGTCAGGCCATGGGCCTTTTAGTTCGGCAGCGACTTCACCAAAGCCATGAATGGGCGCCGGCTCAATGATCTTCGCGGAAATTGGCGCATCGTCGTTTGGACGTCGCCAGTCGAACTTGAGGAACATTACGTGGCCGCGATAAGCGTGCGCTATTGGTGCATCGAAGTTGTGTGACACGTCCATGCCTCATCACGAGCAAAGTTGAACCCTTTTGTACACCAAACTCGACGCAGTAGAAATCTAGGCAAAAAGCCATCACCCAATCCCCCTACATGCCTGCCGGTGAGCGGCGGGCGAGGTATTTCACATGCTCGAAACTATCGAGGTGTCGCGCGTGAAGCGCTTCGCCGCAAACACGGCTGGACGGGATTTCGCGGTCGGTGATATCCACGGGCACTTCACCCGGTTGCAAGCCGCTCTGGATGCCGTCGGATTCGATCCCGCCGCTGACCGACTCTTCAGTGTTGGCGATCTAGTCGACCGCGGGCCCGAGTGCGAAGACGTGATCAAGTGGCTGAACAAGCCATGGTTTCACCCAGTACGTGGCAACCATGACGATTACGTGTGCCGTTTCGATACCTGCGACATCGGCAACTGGATGTACAACGGAGGCGTTTGGTTCGTTGGTCTACCGCTGACAGAGCAGCAGAACTATCAGGTTATTTTCCAGGAATTGCCGATTGCGATCGAGGTTGAGACGGCCCAAGGCCTGATTGGCATCGTCCACGCAGATTGCCCGTTTCCATCCTGGGGGCAGCTTCGCGATGAACTGGAATCGCCCGAAAGCAACAAGCGGCTCAAGCAGGTGCAGAACAGCTGCATGTGGTCGCGCAGACGGTTCGAGCATCAGGAAACACAGGGCGTCGAAGGCGTCCGCGCCCTGGTCGTCGGACACACCCCTATCCGATCTCCCGCCACGCTCGGCAACGTCATCCACATCGACACTGCCGGATGGATGCCTGATCGCGGCTATTTCACGCTGCTCAACCTGAAAACCCTCGAAACAATCCCCACAGCCCGTCCGGCGCTCAGCCAGGACTGGGACTGGGATTAACCACCTTCTGCCGCCCAGCGCGGCAAGGACACCCCATGTTCGCTATGAAACTCACCCTGACTGTACTGGGCGCCCTGTTGTACCTGGTAGGAACACTCGGCTGGTTCGGCTGGTTCGCTATCGACCTGCTGGACACCGGCACCACCGAGGCACTGCTCTACGCCTTCGCCGGCACATGCGCCTGGCTGCTGATCAGCTTCGGTCTGGCAATCCACATCATCAAGACAGCGCGGCCCACGGTGGGCGGGAGGTAGGTATGGGCGCGCAACAACTGATGCCGCGATTTATACGAGCAAAGGAAGCGCCTGGATACCTGGGCATGTGCCGGGCAATTTTCGACGAGACCGTCCGGCCCTTCGTCAGCGAGTTTCCCATCGGCGGCCGCGGCGTAGGGTTTGACCGACAGGAGTTGGACGACTGGGCCACGGCATACGTCGAGGCAAAGGCGATTGATAAAAAAGGCGCAACGGAGCAACAATCGCCCCGCAGCGAGCGCCAGAAAGGAGATAAATCATGGCGCGAAAATCGATCACAGGCCTCTCCCAAAGGAAAGGCATCTGGCATATCGACAAGAAAATCAACGGAGAACGACTTTACGAAAGCACTGGAACTGGTGACCGGGAAGAAGCGGAACGCTACCTGATCTTCAGGCTTGAGCAAATCCGGCAGCAGAAGGTGTACGGCGTGAAGAAGGTCAGAACGTGGCGGGAGGCGGCGACTCGCTTTCTGCTGGAGTTCAAGGACCAGCCTTCAATCAAGCTGTCGGCCCATCACCTTTCGCAGCTGGACGCCTTCATTGGCGATATGCCGCTGACTCACATTGACGACCAGGCCCTGGTGCCGTTCATCAAAGACAGGCTGGCGACGAAGAAGCTGGAAGGCGGGAAGGTAAAGAAGGGAGTCAGCAACAGAACGGTGAATATCTCGATCGAGCGTGTGGTTCGGGTTTTGTCGTTGTGTGCTAGGAAGTGGCGAGACGATGAGCGCAGGCCGTGGCTGGATAGCGTGCCGATGCTCACGAAGCTGGAAGAGAAGAAGTCGAGCCGCAAGCCGTACCCGATGTCATGGCCGGAGCAGTCGATTCTTTTCGGAGAGTTGCCGGCTCACCTGCAAACCATGGCGCTGTTCAAAGTGAACACCGGCACGCGGGAGCAGGAGGTCTGCAAGCTGAGATGGGATTGGGAGATCGCGGTACCGGAACTGGGCACCAGCGTTTTTCTGATACCGGCCGACTTTGGTGGCAGGCATGAGCGCTCTGGCGTGAAGAACGGTGACGAGAGGCTGGTGGTGCTGAACAGCGTGGCCAGGTCGATCATCGAGAAGCAGCGCGGTATCAGCAAGGAATGGGTCTTCCCTTACAACGGCACCGCGATGCACCGCATGAACGACTCGGCCTGGAAGAAGGCGCGGGTGAGAGCGGCGAAACTCTGGCAGGAGGAAAACCTTCGCCCCGCTCACCCTGGGTATGCATCCATCAGGATCCATGACCTTAAACACACGTTTGGCCGTCGGCTGCGCGCCGCAGGCGTAACCGAGGAAGACCGTAAGGCCCTTTTGGGGCACAAGAACGGCAGTATCACCAGTCACTACTCGGGCGCTGAGCTCGGGCATCTGATTGAAGCTGCGAACATGGTATCAGCAACCGATTCTCGCGGACCGATACTGACAATCTTGAAGAGGAAGCAGGCTTGA